ATTTCTACTCACGCCCCTGCGGGAGGGGCGACGTGGACACCATCATCACAGCCACCAGCGTGCTGTTTATTTCTACTCACGCCCCTGCGGGAGGGGCGACTTCCACCATGCCAGCTTCCAGCTGCGCCAGGGTCAAGACCGACGCGCTGGCCCAGGTAGACAGCGCCGTGATGATCGCGTCAGTAGCTCCGGCAGGGATCAGGAAGTACCAGTCGTCGTTGGTCTCACGCAGGGTGTCCAGCGCGTCGGTGACGGCCTTCGCTGTAGAATCGGACGCCAGGCCGAAGATTGCCACCTTCTTGGTGCGGCCGGGGCAGTTCTCGACCTTGATCTGGTCGAACAGCTTCTGCGCAGCTGCCAGCGTGGGAGACGAAGCGGTGGTGAAGTCCTTCGCCACGTCCTCGGCCTTGTTGTACTCCTTATAGGCAAAAGCGCCTTCAAAGGACAGGATCAGCGGCAGAAGGGTTTCCTTCTCTTTGGATGCGGTGTCCAGGCTGATATAAACAATAATGTCCTGCAAGGTTATTCCTCCTTTGTGAATGTGATGGGCGGCTTGCTGATGGCAGGCACCGCCCGTTTGTCTTCGCGCTCATAGCGGAAAAGCACGTCGAAGCCGTAGCGCCGGTCGGTTTCGTCGGTATCGAAGGCGCTGCGGCTCTGCGTGTTCTCCACGCGGACCACCACGACGCCCAGGTCGGCCAGCAGCTGACGCCCCGCGAACAGGAAGAAGCCCTGCGCGCGGTCCGCCAGCTCCAGTGCCTCGTCGTCGCCGCTGATCGGGCCGTCCTTGCCTTGTCGGTTAAAGCTGCACGCGGTAAAGCTGAATGTGGCCTCCGCGTGTTCGCGCCGGTATTTTGTCAGCGTGCCGCCGTCCGCTGCGGCGGTGGTGATATTTGCAGCGCCTGGGATGTGCTGCTGCACGCTCTGGTAGTAGATCAGGGGGTAGTCGGCCTCCGGTGCCGTTTGATCCGACAGCACCACCTTCGGCCCCGCCAGATATGTGTGCAGCTGTTTGACAATGATGTTGCGCAGTTCGCGTTGCGTCATTTCGATGCAGCCTCCCCCTTGCGGTCGGCCACGAAGCGGCGCAGCGGGTGGATCACGCCGTGATCCAGATCGCCGCGCACGGTGTAGGTCGCGCCGTCCTGCGGATCGTAAACCTGCCCGCCGATGCGCAGCGCATGGCCGTTTGTGTAAATCTTTCGGCTGTTTGCCGTGTAGGTGCCCTCTGCGGCTGTTTTCCAGTCGTCCTCCGACACAGGCAGCACGCAGCCCTCGAAGTCGATGCGCTCCGGTGTCCCTGGTACCCACTGTCCGCCGTTCTCGACGTCGTAGGTCGGGGCAGGGGCGCGTATCTCCGTCAGGGTGTGCAGGATGCCGCGCGGCAGGCGGGGCTGCCCGAAGCGTCTGTTCATAGTCCTGTCACCTCGTAGGTTATACTGTCGCGCAGCCGTCCGGTCTGGACCAGCGGGGCGGTTTTCCCCGGCGCGCTCGCCAGCGTCAGGCTGCTTTTCGGCGGCTGCACGGTGCGCATGTATCGCTTCACGATTGCCACGGCAGCGGTGCCGATGTTGTGGCAAGCCTGATCGGCGGTCAGCTCGCCCAGGATCAGACGGCGCACAGCGTTCTCGCACGCCTTCGCCAGCACATCCTTGTTTCCGTCGTAGCTGGCGCGGATGAAGGATCTCTCCGGAATCGTCACAGACGGCAGCAGCAGGAACAAAAAGTCCAGCTGGTCTCCCTTCTTGCCCTTCTTCCGACAGATGAAGCGATTCTCGCCGTTGTCCAGAAAAAAAGCGCCCTCGACGTCGCGTGGGCTTTTGCCCTTCATGTCCGGCCGCAGCGGGATCGCCAGATTCTTGGCGTTCCGCGGGTGAATCGTTGCGCCGAACTCATGCACGGCGGCTATGCGAAGCAGTTCGCTGTCGGCGCTGCCCAGGATGCCGACATGTATTTCAGCCCCTGCCAGCCGCGTCAGCTCTGCCTTCGTGCGCTCGTACCATGGTGTCCAGTCGTCGCGGGTCCGTATAACCGAACTCATAGCCACACCCGCTTGTATTGATTGATGATGTCCTGCCAGCTGGATGGGGTTTCGTCGGACCATTCCCAGCGGACGTCGCTGATGGAGAAGGCTTTCAGGCCGCTGCTGCCGCCGCTCTCCAGCTTCCCGAAGATGTACTGCACCATTTCCTGTGCCAGCCCCTCCAGGTCTGCCGGAAGATCAGCAGGCGCTTCGTCGGTCGCCTCCCACGGCAGGATATAGCCCGCCGTGTAGCGCACGGTGATGTTCCGGCTGCCGGTCATGGCGTCGCCGGTCAGGCCGTGGGGGAAGCCGTAATAGGTCCAGCCGTCGTCCTTGTAGATCACACCGGCATTGCCGCGCACGGTGATGTCGTACAGGCCGGGGTCTATGATCTCCCCGGCCTGCTTGATTTCCTCCACCGCGACGATGGGGTAGTTCTCCACCAGCAGGTACTGGCTGCCGGTCCCTTTCACGCGTTCCGTGTAGGTACTCCGGCGCAGTTTCCTGCCCAGGGCGTTCTCAATAGAGGCGGACGCCCTGTTGATCAGCTGGATCAGCACGCTGTCCTGGCTGGTGTCGGTCTCGTCGATGCCCAGCAGCTGCTTCAATGCTTCCAACGTGGTCAGCGCATTGGTGCGCAGCGTAGGCGTCCCCATGGCTTACTCCACCGGCTCCTGCGCAGGATCGCCCAGGGCGAGCGCGTAGGTAGCGGTCGCCGCAGGGGTGGTGCCGCCCGTGAAGCTGACGGTGCCCGTGATCTTGACGAAGCGCTTGCAGCCGGTCAGGTCGATGCCGATCTGCGCCTCGCTGCCCGTGACAGGGATGTCCATAGTGACAGCGCCGTCAGCATCCAGCAGGCCGCCGATCAGTGCCTGCTTGTCGCTTACCGCGGCGAAGGTGCCGCTGCTGGCGTCGCTCTCCGTCAGCACCAGCTTCAGCGCCGCAGCGGTGGGCGAACCGGTGGCCGCTGCCACTTTCAGGCCCAGCACCGCGCTGCCGAAGTTCTGGCGGTCGATGGCCGCGCCGCTGGTGTAGGGGCGCACGCGGCAGCTGGCGATCAGTTTCTTCTTCATGTCTTTGCCCTCCTTATTTCTGCGTCTGCATGTTCTTGCCGATCACGAAGGATTCCTCGTGGCGGATGCCGAAGTCATGCAGGTCGATGATGCGCAGGATCGTGCAGTCCTGATCCACGGCGCTGATGGTGTTGCCGTCCTCGTCGGTGACGGTGCCCTCGCGGAACATTTCGGATTCCATGCTGCCCTGGCGACCGATCATAAACTCGGAGAAGTTACCCAGCACCACATTGGTGGGGCGGTTGCTGCCAGAGCCGTTGGGCAGCTGATTGCTGACGGCGAACTCGTGGCCGTTCAGCTTGCCGCTGTCCATCTGCTCGCGGTACAGGTACAGGCCGGATGCCGCCTGGACGACGTTGTAGAACGCCTCCCACGCAAAGCCGTTGAAGGCCCAGCCCAGCTTGCTGGTGTCGGCGTTGTTCTGCAGCAGCGTTGCCAGCATCTTGCCGGTCGTAGTCTCGTCGGGGGCCGCGTCCAGGTCGATGGTCGGGATGCCAGCCATGTTGAACAGGCCCGTCGGCTCAAACTCGGTGCCTTTGCCCAGGAAGGCGGCGCGATCCATCGCCAGCGCCATGGCGGTGGTGGCGTCGTTCAGGATCAGCTGGTCCGCGCCGTATGCGTTGGAGCGGATCAGGTCGTTGCTGATCAGCACCTTGCACATCAGCTTCTTGCTGGACATGCGGACGTTGCCGAACTTGGCCTTGGATGCCTTAGCCTTGCGCAGCTCGCCGACATAGGACGCGCTGACGCCGCTGGTCATTTTCGGGATGTTGATGTTGCCGCGATCCATGGGCAGCTCCGTCGCGCCCAGGCGCAGGATGATGGCCTTGTCACGCAGCAGAGGGATGATCTCGCTGGCGTAGACTTCGGGGACCAGGTAGCCGCCGTCAGTCGGGGCTGTGACAGACATGGCCTTGATCTGGCGCTCCAGGAAGCCGTCGCCGTACTCCTTGCGGGCGATGCTGGCCGCGATGTCGTAGTCCTTGTTCGCGCGCATCATGCACTTCTGGAAACGCACCCAGCCGATGCCAGCAGGAAGGCCGGACTTTTCTTCCT